CCATCTCTAAAAATATACCTACTGGACCTGCAACTAAGTTTCCTAAAATACTTTGAAGTTTTTCCATAGCTAAATTAAATTTAGTTTGAGCATCTTGGCGTTTTGCAGCTTCATCGGCTTCTTCTGCTGTAATTTGGGCTAATGATTTACCTGAAGCAATTGCTTGCTCACGTTTCATTAATTGGTTAGCTAATTCATCTGATGTAGTACCTAAAGCTTCTGCATATGATCTTTGAGCAATTGTATTCATTTGAGAGAATTTAGCAGCTGTCATTCCTTGAGCGGCTAATTCTTCTGCTACTGCTACTTGATCTCCCATTAAAGCTGCTGCTCTAGCACGTTCAAGATTTAATTGTTGACCAGTTATTAATTCAGCTTTTAATTCACTTTCAATAGATGATTGAAAATCAAGTAATTTTTCACCTTGAGATTTTGCTTGGTCTAATGATGTACCTAAGGCTCTAGTTGCTACAACACCTTTTATAGTGTTTTCTAAATTGTAACCCATGTTAGCTGCTAACTGACCAGTTACTTTAGAAGCTTCGGCCATAGCAGCTTTAAAAGGAACACCAACTCTTAAAGTATTACGAGTAGCAACATATCCTCGTAACATTGATTGATATGTTTCCTCGGATGACTTTCCTGTTAATACTGAAGATTTATATATACCTGCGGCTTCAGTACCTGATAATCCTAATTGTTTGGTGAGTTTAATTTGAGTTACTAATGCATCTTCTGAATATTCAGTAACAAATCCTGTAGCTTCAGATAATTCATTAAATGCTTCTAATAAGTTTTTAGTAGTAACGTTTGTGTTGCTTGTTGATCTTTCAATAGCTGCAAAATTAGCTCTAACACGATCAGCATTAGCAGCACCGTATCCTAAACTCTTAGATAAATTTGTAGATTCTCTGCTAGAGGCGAAAGCTGATTTTAATAAATTTTCTAAACTAAATGATGCTTTAAATATATTCCTACTAAATACAGAAAAGGCTTCTCCGGCAGCACCAAGTGTAATACCTAATATATTTCCTAAGCTTATATTATTCTTTTGGGCTTCAGCTAAACTAGCAGCAGCTTGTTTAGCAATTTGTAATATTTTATCAGCATCTCCTGCTTTAAAGAAATTATTAATACCCGGAAGTAAGGTAATGGTTTTAAGCGATTTTTCAGTTAGAAATGTAGCTCTTTCAACTTCACGAGTAAGTTCTAATTGTGATTTAAGTCGATCAATTTGTGCTTTAGATTCATCTGATCGTTTCTTTTCATCATTTAATATGCTATTTGCATTTTTTCTAATTTCTTTTTGAATATCACGATCTTTTTTAACTTGAGTTAATTTTGATTCGTTGTCTTTAATATATTGGCGATTAGCATTAATCTGATCTTGAATTGTTTTTAAAACATCTAAACTTATATTTCTTCCTTTAGATAGTTCGTATTGTTTTTGATTTTCTAGATGTCTATTTTCATCAGCTGCTTCATTAATTTGTTTACTAAGTCCAATTTCATTAGCTCTTAATACATTGTAGGCATTAGATGCAGCTATTCGTTGATCTAATAATTTTCCTTGAATATCAGCAAATTTATTAGTAGCATCTAATGCTACTTTTTCAGCTTTAGAAATAGAATTAGCTAAATCCCTAGATTTTATTTGAAATTTAGATATCTTTTCAGCGTTATCGGCAATTTGCTGAGATAATCGATTAGATTCACTAACTAAACTTTTATATTCTCTTTCCTTATCGGTAATAGCTCCGACTAAATCTTTTCTTCTTTCAAAAGATCTATTAATTTGATTACTCAAATCAAGTATTTCTTTTTGATTTGATCTTATCTCTTTTTCGTTATCTTCGGAATTATACGCCATTTATAATATAATTATATAATATAAATATAAAAAGCACCTATTTTTTAGGTGCCTTATATGAATATGTAGGAGTTTGCTTTGAAGGTGATATATTAGGACGAGATATCTCAGAACTATTACCTTTATTTTTTAACTGCTTTTGTTGTTTTTCTGCTTCTTCGGCTTGTTTATCATAATATTCTTTTAACTTATTAAAAGTAAACCTACGAAGCCATAAAGGCATGTTATAAACTGTTTCCCAATCATATCCTCCATTACCATGAAATACTATTTCATGAATTTGAGAAAATACTTGTACTCTATGCTCCGGCGTCAGGCCAAAAAAAGTTAATACCAATTGGTATAGTTACACCCTCCTGTGTGTACCCATCTTTTTCTATAGTTATATCTAAGTCAATATCGGGCATTACTTTTGAATAATACTCGCGGAATGCACGTGAATCTTGCGCCGTAAGATAATTATCAACAAACTCGCGTATGTCTTTAGCTTCGCGCGAACCCTCAACAGAAGTAATCATATACTTTAAACGAGTTGTTAAATCAAATGAATCGTTTGGATATAATTTTTTCAATCCATTAAGTTCTTGTGTGATTTTCTTTTCGTCAGCTCCTGTTAAAAACTTAAATGTAATATTATTTTTTGATTGGGGTAACGTAAATTCAAATTCATTTTTACCTGAGGTAAATAATGATTGATCTATTACTTTTTCATTTAATGTAGTTAAATCAATTGTATAATCATCTTCTGCTCTGGTAGATGTATTATAAAATCTAATAGGATAATCTTTACCATATCCTAAAATACGAGCGGCAATTAAAATTGCATTTTTATCACCAATAATTAAATCATCAAAATTAATTGGAGTAACAACTAATGCTTGTAATAATTTATCAATAGCTGTACCGTTTTTAATGTAGTTAACATTGGTTAATATATCTTCATGTTTTGCAGACATGTAAGACATTTCAATTTCTCCCTTAGATAATGGGTTTTCTGCTGAATATAATAAACCTTTTGATGGTAAGGTAATAGTTTCAGTAGGTAATTTGAATTTTGATTCCATATAACTGTTTTATGTTCTATATATAAATATACAAAAGAAAAAACCCCTCGACAATATGCCGAGAGGTTTTTGTTATTCACAATCAAATTTTAGTAATTCAATACGCAGTAATCCATTGCAACTGTTAGTGAAATACTAGCAGCAGCTTCACCTTGTGACCAATCGTAATCTCCAAAGTTAGCAGATTTAGCATACGCACCTTTGATAATCCACTCAGAAACTACATCACCAACTGGTCCTAATACGTTTAACACTAAGTCTTTCTTGTAGAAATCCGAATAACCATCACGGCCTGTTACTGATTCGTGTGCTAAACGAGCCCATTCCATTACAGCTTGTGCGCCTGATGGAGCGATTGGATCGTAAAGTTCTAATGTCATGTCTTGCCATCTAACTTTACCTTTAATTTTACGGTAAACGTTGATATGGTCTAATACGATTTCATTAGCTTCGAATTGTGGAGAAGCAGCTTTTTTAATTAAGTAAGCTGGGATACCGTCTATATACATTATGAATCTGTTTTGAACCTTTGGTTCAAAAGCGGTAAACATAATTTCTGATGCGTCTAATACTGCCATTGTTTATATTCTTGTTTATTATAAATATCTAAATTTTAAATTTTTATTATGCTGGGAAAGTAGCTCCAGTTGGTTGTAGAGTGAAATCCAAGATAATAAATTCAGCAGTTTTAGTAGGTTGAACATAAATTTGACCAACTAATTGATTACGATCAATTACGTCTGCTGTATTGTTTGTATCGTCCATTATTACTTTATAAGCAAATAAACCTTGTCTTGATACAACTGATTCCATATATGGATTAACAGTTGATAAGAAACGATTACGTGTTACAGTAGTGTTTTGTTCAAATACTAATTGACGAGAAACTGAAGAAACAAAGCGTTTCAAGTTAATCAACAAACGACGAACATTAATACGATCTAATGAAGTTGGACGTTTTTGGAATGTTTTCTGACCAAATGCCACAACTCCTTCTCCTGGGAATGTTGCTAATGGGTTAACATTTGCATCATATAAATCATCACGATCATCTGCTGATAATTTCTTTTCAGCTCTAATTACTGAACCAATTCCACCACGATTTAAACCTGCAGGAGCGAACCATTCAGCACCTACTTGATCGTTAAATGAGTAAACACCTGCCATTACTACTGAAGCTGGAACCCATACTGGGCGGCCTAAGTTAGCGCTAAATGTTTGAACCCATGGCCAATAACCAGCACCATAGTTAGAAGTTGAACCAGCGGCAGCTGAAATAGCTCCGTTTTTACCTCCACCAAATGCTACTAAATCAGTAATTGCAAATGCATCACCACGATCTTCTGCAACTCCTATAATATCATCTGAAGTAATTGCTGCATCGCCGCTTAAGAATAAACCTGGAGATAATAATAAATTAAAATCGTATTCGTCTTTATTTGTAAGTAATGCAATACCTGATTCGTATTCTGTATCTATAAATCCTTGAGAGTTTGTAGATGTTGGAGTAATATTATCGAAGAAGTTAGCAACACGATTTGTAGCAACCACACCACCTGAGAATGAACCACCATATGAACCAGATCCTACTGCAGGTAATGAACCTGAGTATTGAGTTGCTTTATAGTTACCATCATTATCGATTGAATCAACTTGAAGAGTATTGATTGAAGCTACACGAACATATTGGCTAGATACTGCAAATGAACCTGTTAATTGTACATAAGCGGCTTCACCACCTGCGGCAGCAACATATACTGGTTTTTCATCTCCAATTACACGAGAAATAAAGTTTGGTAATTGTGGGTCTAATGATAAGTTAGTCCAAGTTTCTAATACGTTTTTATTTTGTGTATTATCATCTCCTTGACGAACAGTAATAGTAAATGTACCACTTCCTGTATTGATGTTTGTTACTTCCCAACGAACGTTGTTTGAAGAACCTGATGCTAAAGCACCTCCAGAAGATAATGAGCTTGTATTATTTGCTTGGTTACCATATGCTAACGCTTCTAAAGTAAATGAAGGTGTTGCAGCATCTGCAAACGAAGCTACAGAAGCTTGAGCATATGTGTTATAAGCAGAACCTGAAATAACACGAGTAACAAGCAATGACTGACCACC